ATGATGGATTGGTTGTTCACGGCGTTCGTGCTGTTAGTAGGTGTTGCAGTATTGGCTACAGGTTTTATAAAAGTGCTGTTTTTAATGTTTCTGATATATCTTGTATTAGTACTGATATCTTTAACAAAAAGTGCTATTTATTCTAAAAAACAATCTAATAGCAGTGCTTTACCAATCGTAAATGATAAATAAATATGTAAAAAGAAATCATTATGGGACAAAACGAAAACATGTAATATAATGATTATCGTAGTTAAATTAAATTCTCCTTAATATTACCCCCTTTGACATTAGGGGGTATCTTTTTTTTGGAGAAAATAAGGTAAAAAAAGACGACAAATAAAAGGAGTAAATTGTGAAAAAGGAATACAAGATAACGGCCCGAATTAATGAAGTACAACAAAAGGCAATTGATAAGTTGATTTCCGAAGGTAAAGCAAAAACTACGGCAGAAGCAGTACAATACATTATAAACAAATTTGTAATGTTTGGTTAATAGAAATAACGTTTGATACTATCGTAAAAAGTATAGTGATGTACTGGTAAGGATACCAGTTTTTATAATTAAGGAAGATTTAAAATGTATAAAAATAATAATATGAAAGGAAAGAAAGAAAAACTACAAACTGAAGCAAATAAAGCATGGAATAATATCTTCTCCCGCATTAATAACAATAAGGCGTATCGTAATGTTATCGTATGTAATGAGTGGTTTACATTCAGTAATTTCTACGAGTGGTTCATTGATAACTATGTAGAAGGCTGGCAGCTTGATAAAGATATAGTAGGTGACGGTACTACCTATGGTCCGCAGCACTGTATATATGTTCCAAAAGAAGTGAATTTACTCTTTCGCAAAGTTAAAACCACTTACAGTAAAGGAGTCACAAAGAACGGTAGCGGCTATCAAGCACAAATCACAATCAATAGTAATAATATGAAATTGGGAACCTATCCAACAGTACAGGAAGCCGAGAACGCATATTTGAATGCACGTTATAACCGCATCGAAGAACTAAAAATTATATATCCACGAATTGCACATATACTATAAGGAATTCCACTATGGCAAGACCAGCAAAAAGTAAAAATAATGAAAAAGTAAAAAACTTTCTTCAAGGTAAAAACTTCAACCGCATACCTAAAAAGTATCGCTCTATATTAGATAAGCATACTGATAAAAGTAAGTTTCATAATACTAAGGGTGGTAACTCATTATATCTTTTCGAAGTATTGAAACACGTTTCGGTACTGAATAATGAAGAAATTGGCAAGTGTATCAATTCATTTAAAGCAAATGATATATTGAGAAGAATTGCCAAAGATATTTCTAATGAAGAGTATATGTATATTACTACTAATATGTACGACGATGAAGGGTATTTAAACGTCGAATTCTTACAGATGTTTAATAGTGAGTTTGCAAATTTAACTGTACTGAAAGAAAGACAGATACGAAACTACGGACAGGCCGCAAGAGATGCCAGTAGTGAGTTTGAATTACTCATTACCGATGAGGAAGAGTTACCGCCAGATGTTAAGGAGTATCTAAAATCACTCGTTGACAGTGGTATTGATAAGAAGAAAATTGCCGATTATCTCAAGAAATTAAACTAAAAAAAGTGCTTAGGGTGGTGCCGTAATTCCAAAAATGGAAGCCCGTCTCATGCGGGTTTGCGGGGTTTCGGCACCTTATAATATATAAAATTCATGTTTTTTTTAACTGACCTGGTGACTACATATTGTTTAATATTCGCTGACGCTCATTGAGATCATTTTCGTCGTTCCTCCTCAAATGATCTAAAAAATCGATTTTTTGTCCTTCTTCGAAGTACAACCAAATAGATCGCTTTCGCTCAGTGAATACTAAATATCAATACTGATTGGGGGATCTCGTTCGTTAGTAGCCGCTTCGCTCTAGGCTTTGCCTCACAAGAAGGTCGGCTGTTTAAGCCTCCTACTTACTTACAAAGTTTAAGCCTACTACATCCGAAGGAATAAGTAATCAAAGTGTGACGCGTGCCAACGCCGCCAGACGGCCTACAACGAGCTAATCAATACTGAATCATACAATCCATACTACCAACACAATAAACGCGTTACAGACGCATACAGAAAGGAATTCATTATACACATTATCACTAATTAATAACGTTAAAATAGAATGATAAATAGATATGTAATTCAGTTAATACTCAGCGAGCGGCGGCAGAAGCCACTAGATGCCGTACAAACGAGATATTCACTACTGAATCAAAAAACCTACCAATTTAAAATGATAAATAGATATGTAATTCAGTTAATACTAAGCGGTATGTTCTGGTGACAGAAATTGATTTCCGACCAATTTCAGGCGTGTTCGATCCACGTATGCCGCTCAAACAATCAAAGGTGTCCAGTGTGGACGCCTTTTTTCTTTTATAAAAATGAATTTCGATAAAAAACATGCATATCTATGCATTTTGACTCAATAAAATGAATAAAATACCCCATTATATATGCATTTAGTGAATGAATATGCACATAAAAACGGGCAAGGGGTTTACCCTATAGAAATTTCAAATAACGCCTATTTCTACGAATTTGGATAAATAAACATAGAATATATAGTTAAACTCAGACACAAAGACGGTTCTACAATCATCACGCCGTACTATAACTATCTACAATATCACGAATGGGGGTACATCAATGCAATACAATTCTGGTGTACTGATAACTATCCCTATGAACTGGAAGTTTATAACTATAATGATGTACTGAAATATAAAATTATTAAGGATAAAAAATGAAAATCAGAAGCGGAAACCGGATTTAAACAAATAATACACAATACTGGAAAGTACAACGGCCTTAAGGTTGCATTCTTCTATGATAGTACAGGTAATGGTACTAAATGGGGTAATGAAGTGTATCTACACTATAACGGTATTCGTATCACTAATGATGGCCTCGAAATCTGTGATTTGTATCAACATGCATCACCAGAAAGCCTAATCAATGAATTAAAACAACTTTATCATAAATACTGTCAGATTAAACCGCATCACTTCATTACTATTGAGGCGTTGATACAGTGCTTTCTAAGTGATGAAGAGATCCTGCATGTACTACAGACACTATGAACAATATCGAATACTTTAAAACTAAGATGGGTTATCTCTACTATGTAACCAATCTTAGTGATTATGACCTACAAATTTTGGCAGTACTTGAACGGTTTGTACTCATTCGAAACAATCAAATACATTATAGAAACTATTGATATAGAAGGCAAAAGAGATAATGACTAAAAAAGAACTACTGGAAATGACTAACGGGCTAACGTTAGTATTAAGTGATAGTGTAAATAAACCTTGTGGTGTACTAATGGATGGTGATACTGTTAGTACTAGTGAAGGGGATGAAGGCGATGAACCATATGTATTAGTAATGTGGAATGGTTTTGAGTATACAATCACTTACACTACAAGACTTGAAGATGTACCAGCAATTGAGAGTCATCCCATCTGTCAAGATGACTACTCACAATGGTTGTACGAAATCATAGAGCATTTCGAACGCCTTAAACTAAAATCACGCTTAAATGAATTATTGAGGTAATATATGAAAAAATTAATCGCCGTAGTAGCAATATTACTTTGTACTAATGCATTCGCTAATACTAATGAGCCTAACAGTGGAGTCATCCCACAAGAGATTATCTATGATGGTAATGGTAAGTTAGTAAATGATAGTGAGCAACTGCCAATGACTGGTCAATGGTGTAGTGAACTGGATCATAAGTATCGCCGACCAGGTAACAACTGTTTAGCTGACTACTGATAAGTGAAGCCCGCATATAGCGGGCTTTTTATTATCTGAAAATAATTAAAAAAGGGGGATAAATCCCCCATTATTATTGTACTGCTTTTTCTACATGGTATGCCGCAAAGTGAAACGCCGTAAATGTACCAGATGTAGCATTGTTCTTATGTACTGTACGGTACTTGTTATCGTCACCTTTTACTACTGCACCAACGTACTGACCGTTTACGATAATGTCGGTGATGTTACCACGTACTTCATAAGTTACTGTATTCATTTTTTCAATCCTTAGTAGTATCTCGCTTGTTACACTTACTATAGTACTGGTGCTGTAAAACTGCAACTAAAATATTTTACTAATGCACATTGACTATAGTAACTATCGATCATAGTATAAACAGTGTCATTACGACACGGGAGTTAACACTATGACATTCACTATCACTAAAGAACATGTACTATTAGTTGTTCTTATCACACTGTATCTAATTGTAGGGAGTATTGATAATATTTGAAGGTATATCTACTAATCTCATAGTTGAAGCATCGAAACTGAATTTTAATGTACTAGAGATTTATGATAAGGAGAATGATCAAGTATCAGTAGCTTTCAAATCACTTACCAGTACTTTTACATTTTTTATGCTACAAGACAAAACCTTTCGGTTAGATCTCAATGGTAAGATTTTTATTAGTGAAGGTGAGATTATCGATTTTTTAAAGGAGGAATCATTATGATTTTTAATGATATTCCAACTCTATTTGATTTGATTTTTGCCGTAATCATCACTTCTGTTATTTTATTATTAGTGTGGTTATAAAATGGAAATTGAAATCAATACTGTAGAAAAAGAATCTCAGTACTTTTATATAATAGTGGTTCTCTTACTATGCGTATTGTTTGTATCGCAGGTGGTTTGATAACCGAAGTCTATGATGACCGCAACCGCAAAGTTGGTGCGGTCACAATGTCTAAACATCCTCGCCATATTAATAAACCTTTCAGTGACGGTAAAGAGTGGTACAGGACGCATAATGAGGCTTTACTATCCCTTCTTAAACGTAAAAGAGTAAACATCAAACTATGAATGATGACCTGCATTCACTCAATGTATTGTACATTGAAATGATCCGTATGTTACCTTATGAAGTACTGATACGCGAATTTAGGTTAAGTACTGAAATCATTAGAACCATAAAGGATTTACATGTATATAACATTTAAAAGCTAACAGATTGTGCATAATTGTTACTTAAACCAAACGAGGCTGTACTATGTCAAGCATTAGAAGCATTACATCGAAAATGATCTCGACAGTGTTACATGATGACTTTCATATAGGAATGTTAACCGCCGATGCTGCCGGACGCAATGCACTCGCAAAAGTCACAGAAAAAGACGTAGATATACTGATAAGCCGCCTGGAAGATATAAAAGAGTATATATCTACCATTCATTCCGAAAGAATTAAAGAAGCACAGAAGCTCTTAGAATCGGCATTAAAAGAATCTACTACTTTTGATAGTGTAGAAGAACTGTTAGCTACATTACAGGCAGATACAACAGTACCAGCACCTAAGACAAAACAGCTTAAGCCGAACGGTAATAGGATCTTCGAAGTTGTTATTGTCGATTCCAAGAACGATGAACGCCGCCGCTACAATGTGATCAACAAGAAGTTACCAGCAGCATTGCTAAAGGATACAGTTTATCAACAGTTGATTAAAAAGAATCCCGAACTGGCAGACGTAGACGAGTTTTTACGAGCCTATAGCGAAGAGTACCGCACTACTTACCCCATCAATGCCAAATGGAATGGTAAAGAATTTCACCTAAATACAAAAGGTAAAATGAATTCTAAAGCACAGGAATACTACGCCGAGTATAAGAAGGAATTCCCCAAAAATGCCGATGAGCAAGATTTTAAAGAGTATGTAACTAAATCATACAAAGTTGTATAAATGATAATAATTAATGAAGCGTCACAACGACGCTTCATATAAGGATGAACTATGTTAGAAAGATATATGTATAGAAGATTATGTATAATGGTAACTGATGATAAGGTATTTGTAATGCGGTGAATCATTCAATGAAGATACAATAAAAAGTATTGATACCGAACTGATTAAAGTACTTCCACAATATCTAACCAACTTCCCCCCATCGTTACATCCTTCTATAATAAAATCCTTCCTGGATAGTACAATAAATATGAGGTGAACTTATGATCGAAGTAGTAATGCAATTCGTTAAACGGTACAACTGTAATTGATAGTAATGGTTTAAGAGGATATGAATATAGTCGCCATGACTATGATGATATTATAGATATACACATCCGCATTAACTCCCCGCACTATATCGATATTCATATTGGTAAGGACTATTTTGTACTGAAACATAAGTACATTACATATAACTATCATAATAATAAAATTAAGATAGGTAAAACTATTCACGATGCCGCTACCTTTAATGGTTATGAAAGGAATACGGCACGACAGCTTATCGAATTATCGCTAGAAATAATTGAGTACGGAACAATATATAATTCGTTTCATGTACCTGTACTTGCTCATCGTTTAGTAAGCCAAACGCAGTAAACCAGAGTTTAGTACTGTGTTTAGTATACTAAACTATTAATGCAAATGATAACGATTATCGCTAGGTTCTCCGGCGAAAAGGGCCAAAAAGCGAGTTTCCGCCCACGAATTATTTCACTTATATATATAAAATTCGATTGATACATAACAAATCTATCGATAAAAGCGATAATGGTTTTTTAACAGTTCAATAGACTAAACAAGGATAAAACAAATGGCAAAAGCAACAATCACATTTTCTGAATTGAGCCGCCGCTATGGATATGATGTTAGCGTTATTTCTCGTGAGTGGGTAAGTAAAGGCTTAGACAATACCAAAAGTGAAAATGAAATATATCAGTGGATTCGTACTAACATTATGGACCCACTACGCAATACAGACACTAAAGAACAAATAGAACAAGAACGATTGAAGAAGATGGCAGCCGAGCGACAACTTGCCGAATTAGAACTGCATGAAAAATTGGACCAAGTTGTCAGTACCGAATACTTAGAACAAATCCTGACGGCATATCTGCAACAATTAAAAGCCAGTATCAGGACAATCCCCAATTCCTGTTACCTCGAATTATTTGCCTGTGACAGTGCCAAAGATATTAGAGATAAACTTAAAGAAAAAATAGATTCTACACTAACCGAATTAGGTAATATGGAATTCGAACTACCAGAAGATGAGGAAATACTTAATGAAATCGAACAAAGCGAAGATGACAACATTACTGACGAAAGTAATACCAACTCTGATCCCACCGAAGAAACAACCGACGAGTGAATGGATCAGTACAGGTGTCGTAAAATTCGTTGATCGGACCTTATGCACGGTGAACCCTGGAAATTGTTTTCTTTTCAGAAAGAGCCAATTGATATAGCCCAACAAAGGGGGGTACGTAAAATCGTCCTACAATCATGCAGCCAACTTTTGAAAACGACTTGCCTACAGGCCATTGCATTTAACATTATGGCAAATGATCCCGTATCTTTTGCATTTGCAAGTTCGAGTGGAACCGAAATCAAGAAGTTCAAAAATTCTAAATGGGACCCAGTAATACAAAACAGTCCAGTACTTTCAAAATTGGTAACATCCAAAAAGGATAAAGAAGCAACTAATAACCAGACACAAACCGAACTAACTAACGGTACTAATATCTTCTGGATGAATCTTAATACATCGGCTAACCTTCGAGGCACAACTGTACGTGTAGTTCTTGCCGATGAAGTATCAAACATTGATGAGCATGGCGATGGTGAAGGAAACCCCGTGAAGCTGTGTGAGGCCAGGACGAGTACTTTCCGGTGATGATGCACTGGTCGTAGTATCCAGTACGCCACTATATAAAGGCGACCTGATCAACCGCGAGTATCTTATGGGTGATCAGCGTCGTTTCTTTGTTACTCATACATGCGGTCATGAATATACTTTCGAGTGGGAGCAGGTAGTATTCAAATTTAAACAGTTACCGAATGGTAGGGCCATCCCTGACAGTACAACTACTCGCCTGGTTTGTCCCCATTGTGAAAAGACTATAGATGAACATACACGCCACCAGATGGTCGATAAGGGCCGCTGGATTGCAACTAACCCCGCTGGCGAACGTGGTGTAGTCTCTTATAATATTAGCCGCATGTATTCACCACTTAATACTATCGAAGAAATGGTAGAAAAATACGCCGATGCAATGTATAACTTCCAGTTGCAAACATTCTTCAATAATGAATTGCGGTTTGCCTTATGAAAACGAATATGAAAAAGAATTAGAACAAATATTATTAGAAAACCTACGAGATAATAGTATTCATCTAAGAGCTATACCAGACAGTGCTTTACGGCATCACGATTCGGATGTGACGTTCAACATGATCGCCTCGAAGCAAGTGTAATTGCATTTGACGATAAAAATATATGGGTACTACATCATGAATTCTTTTATGCACATGACTGTATTAAACTAGAAAGTCAGGCATGGAAAAAGTTTGATACATTTGCTCGCCAGACATTCTACACTATCGATGGACGAGAACTACCAACACTAGCCGTGTTTATCGATAGCTCAGATGGTAACAGTTCAAATACCGTTAAGAAATTTACGACGATATGGGAAAAGTATCATCCTATTAAGGGGTCCAGTCATGCTATGAGTGAACTGTATAAAAAATCGGTAACAGGTGGTTATGCACAACAGATACTGAATGTTCACGAAGGTAAAAACAACATTCGCAAATTAATTAACTTTGCAATCTCAGACGAACCAGAACTAGCACCAGTACGCCTACATTTCAGTGCATCTTTGCCCCATGACTATCTCGAACAGGTCAACAGTGAAATACTAAAACCTGCTGGTGGTCGTTTACAATGGCGACTCAAGCCAGGTGTAAAACGTAACGAAGCACTCGATTGCTTGCGGTTATGCAATGCTAGCTATTCAGTTTGTCATTGGTAATTTAGGTACAAATCAACCATATCGCAAATTACGTGAGTACCGAAGCAAGTTAAAAACTAAATATATAGAATCTACTAAACCTGTATTAGAAGAGAGTAAAAAAGTAACTCCAGTATCGAGTAACAAAAAGAAAACAACGTCTCCACGTAAATCATTAGGTTCACAGTGGTTTAAAAAATAAGGAAACACTATGAAAGAGAAACGACTCTTACCAGAGCAAATATACATTACGACAAACCCCTATACTATAAAAGTAAATTTACCAGCAAATACACAACTGTTTTTAAACAGTGTCAGTACTGGTAAATCGGAATCTTATAGTAATGATACAAATCAAGAAACAATTATTGATGTAGTCCTCAATATTACGGGTGCTACTGATAAATATTTGTGTATCGTAGTTGGTCCACATAACTATAATTTCGTTACCGAAGTTATCGATCCAACCAAATATACTACCGAGTATTTCGAATTATTAGAACTATTGAAAGAGATAAATATTATCATCGAAGAAAGGATCAAAACTGGTGGAGTACATACTACTACCATTAATAATAAAACATTAGTTGCCGAGCCGCTCTCAGTACTTGAACAAATGAGAAACCGCTATACTAAACGTGCAAATACACTATGGGCTATCATGAACAATAAACCAAGTTCCGGTAATGGTAAACCTATTAAAAGTGTTACAGTTTTACGAGATCCAAACTATCCTAATAAATGGGGGCAAAGGTAATGTTTTGGAAAAAGAAAAATAAAAATCAACCAGAAATGGAAATGGAAACAAAGAAAAAGAGATCTAAATCTCATACTAAACCAAAAGTAGTACCATCAAGTCTTAAACGTGACCTTACGGCAGTACGTGGTGTCAGTACACCAGTCATTAGTTTTGGTTTTACTTCTGGTATGGCAACCAATAATATCAATAACGTCTTACGCTGGTTTCTTGTCGATATGCGTAGTACGAGCCGCGAAGCTGCATTGCATAACCCAATTGCACGTAAGTACGTTAACTTAAGTGTAGATGGCGTAGTCCGGTTCTATGGGTGTATATACCAAACCTTCGGTATCACTACCAAATAAAACACAGGAAGAACTACACGACCTAAATCTACGACTTGAAAAAATGTTCGACCGTTGGGCTTATAATGCATCGAGATTTAGTCTTGATGGTTCGATGACTTATGACCTGTTTCAACAGACGTTGATTCGTATGTTAGTTACAGACGGTGAAGCATTTGTACGTAAACATCGTATCAATGGTGAAATCAAAATTGAGTTAATTGATCCAGTACGTTTAACTCAGTTAAATAACCAGTGGTTAGAGAACGGAAATTACATCTCAAATCGGCATCGAATTTGATAAATATCATAAACCTGTTAATTATTGGTTCTGTCAATATAACCCGATAACATATACATATGAAGCAACTTCATATGATAAGATGCCAGCAAATGAAATCTATCATTTGTTCATTCCCGAAACAATGGGCCAAGAACGCGGTATTCCCGAAATGGTAGCCAGTACAAAACTAATGGATGATCTAAAGTCATTTACCGAAGCATCATTGATCGCAAAAAGAATAAGTGCTTCCAGTATGGCTTTCATTACTAATGCCGATGATCAAACTGATATTGTAGAACTAGATGGCAATGAAGAAATTGGCGAAAGTGCTAAATATAGTGAGTACCTAGAACCAGGTGCTATTTTCGAACTATCAAAGAATCAGGATATTAAAACTGTTAACCCAACAAGTGCGGTAGATCGTATTCATGAATATACAGATGAACTACTATCTCAGATTTCGATGGGATTAAATTGTACTAAAATGAATCTATTGGGTGATACCAGCGGAGCAAGTTTTAGTGCTGCCAAATTAGCTGACCGTTTACAAAATACAACTTTCCAGACAAAGACTAATGCACTAATAAATAAAGTACTGAAGCCTATTTGGATTGAGTGGATTAGTAATGAAATGCTAAAAATTGAAAATGATGATTTAGGTTTATCGTTTTCAAACCGCGATGATATATATGATGGTGTGAGATTCATCCCACAAACGCCAATTAGCCTGGACCCTGTAAAAGATATTACTGCGACGATTATGAAAATCGAGGCTGGATTACTATCTAAGACTCAGGCAATTAGCGAGATGGGCGGTAACGCAAACACAATCTTTGACGAAATCGAAAAGGAACAACAACTACTAAAGGAAAAAAACAATGAAATTAAATTTGAAGAACCAGAAGAGGGAAGCGGAAGTACAGAAGATTGATAGCGATTCTCGCGTTATCAGTGTAGCTTTTGCAACCGAAACACCTGTTTCACGAATTATCGACGATGAACTATATTACGAAATTCTAGTATGTGATGATAATAGTGTAGATCGTGATCGTATTAATAATCGCGGGGCCGTACTTTTTAATCATGATCATAATAAACTACTTGGTGTAGTTCTACGTACTTCTATCGATGCCGACCGAGTTTGCCGTGCTGACATCAAAATTAGTTCTTCTGGACTAGGCAATACAATGTGGGATCTCATTCAAGAAGGTATCCTATCTCACGTATCTGTAGGTTATAACGTTTATGATTATCACATGGAAGGTAACAATATTATCGTTACTGACTGGGAACCGCACGAAATCAGCCTTGTTGCCGTGCCAGCAGATCTACACAGCGGTATCGGTCGTGCTATGTCATGTGGTGATGACAAACTACGTAATGTACTTGAAGATGAACTACTAGAAGCACATGAAGATGAGCGTATCGTAGATATTCCAGAGGAAGGGATGGAAGAAACCCGACTTGATGAAGAAGCATACGACATCAAGGAAGTTCTCACAGTAGACAATGATGAAAATGGTGGCGTTGCCGATATTATGCTAAGTGATGGCGAACTAGAAGAAATGATTTCTAAGCGTCCCGAACTACTAGCAAAACTACAAAGTAAATCTCCCGAAGAAGAATCTATAAATAAAGATGATCCACTAGAAGATGAAGAGCGTGCCGTTGGTGAATTCTCTGATGCAGACGGTAAAGCCGAACATCCAGAAGAGATGCAAACCGATCTCGAAAAAGAAGAAGAACGTAAACGCGAACTTACAGCTATTGGTTCAGTACTAAATATAGATGTATCAAATGCTATCGAGCGAGGCATTAGTGTAAAAGAATTTAAACGCTCACTAAATAATATTAATACAACTCCTAACGTTAAGGAAAACCAAATGGAAAACAAATCTGTAATTAAAACTCTTATTCGTCAAGCTGCCGAAGGTGTAGTATATGATGGCAAGCGTCACGAAGTACCAGTACAACAATTAGTGCGTGCAACTTCTACTACCGTTGGTGGTGGTGCACTTGTTAAGGAAGTTTATATTGACTCCTACATTGATGTATTGCGTGCAAATAGTATCTTCGCTCAACTACCAATTCAAACCTATTCCGGCCTAGAAGGTGAAGGTAATTTAGTTCTACCAAAATTGGCAAGCGATTTTACTAATATGTTCTCTTTTATCGCGGAACGGAGCCGATTCTCCAGAAGTTGATGCAAGTTATGAAAAATTGGTACTTAAGCCTCGTACTTTCAGTGGTTCTGTACCACTAACCCGTACTCTAATTAAGAGTGCCGAAACTGCCGAACGCTTTACTCAAGATGCTATGGTTCGCGGTGCTGGCTTGAAACTAGAACGTGAAATTCTAAAACAAATCGTTACTGAAGTACCACATAAAGATCTAGTTGCTGCAATTACTCAGAAAGATGTTCAAGATGCACTAGGTCAACTAGCAGCAGCTAACGTTCGTATTGAACAAGTAGTTGCCGTAGTTCACCCATCAACGGCGGCTGTTCTTCGTAGTACACTAGTTGGTGATAACACCGCAGCAAAATATATGATCGAAGGCTATCGCGAAGTGGCATATCTATGTGACTCTGTACGCGTTATTGAATCAACACAAGTAGAAGCTGGAAAAATCGTCTTCGGTGATTTCAGTAATGTTGTACTAGCATCTTGGGGTGGACTAACTATTGATCGTGATGATACGACCCTAAGAGCGAGCCAAGGTATTGTACTTCGCACCTGGTCTTATATTGACCATGCTCTAGCACACAATGAAGCATTCCTAGTAGTCAACCTACAGGCTTAATATTATGAGAGCATTCACTAATAATCAATCAATGATTTTTTTGAATGCTTTCGGTCAAAGTATAATTACATCCGGTGGGGTGGTGTTCAAAGGTATCATAGAACGCCGCCCCATAATTTTAGAATCTACTAGTCGGACTCATAGAGCGGAGATGAAACTTACTTTACTGCAAAGCGTCAAAAAGATTTATATATTAATTCATATGTTTATCTATGCCTCGAAGATCCAGACGCAACTGTACAACCAGTACAGGAAAATTTATACCAAGTATATAACATCGAAGATGATCTATCGGGAATGGTAAACTATTATTTTAGAAAGGAATACTAATGAAACTTATATCAAATGTAAAAAAGTCAATCATGACAGTACTTAATAGTTTTGAACCACTAACACAAAGACAAACTATCGGTACTGGTGTAAAAAGTTTTCAGCTTGTATCGACAGTATATAATTTAAATCGACAGTGTTTTAGCTCTATGGATATGATGGGTGATTTTACATTTGATTTTATCGTTTCAAATATTCCCGGTACTGTTCAAGTTGATTATGATGATGTTGTCGAACATGTTTTATCAAATTACAGCAAAGTATTCCGAACAAATAATATTGGCGTATTATCTATCGAATTTGAAAATACATCCGACAATCATGATAAAACTATGGGTGATATGAATACTCTATTATTCCGTATAAATATTACTGCAATTGAAAAATAAAAAAGGATTCTATAATGACAAATACAATTTTTTCAGGCAACAGTGTCCGAGTATTTTATAACCCAGATGTAAATAATTCGGCAACAGCCACCGCAGGAAACACCGAAATCGAAAAGATTGCGGCGTTCCCCAACTTTTCATATTCTAGTGAGATGCAAAACTATGAAATATATGATAATGAATATGAAGAAAAACTAGCTGGACAAATTAATCTCGATCCAATTGATATTACAGTACACTATATTCCAGGTTCAAAGTCGCACCAGTACTTAGATAATAAAGTAAAAAGTGGCGAGCAATTTCAAATTACGATCCACTACGTAGATCAGGAAGGGGAAGTAGATATTCTCATTGTTAATGGTAAAGTCGCATCTAAAAATATTAGTGGTGATAAAGAGAATACCGTAATCGCAACATATCAATTCATTCCCGAAGCTATCGTAGCCGCAGGTACTCGTGCTTCACCTAATACCCTTTATAGATCTGATTATGGGGTAGGCAGCGATGGCAGTACAAACTATCCCCAGTACAGCGGCGTTAACCCAATGGGTAACGCATTCATCAAGATTGATGGTACAAACAGTGAGAACCCCGCAGGCGTTGATGTGCACGGTATTGGTTTAGTTGATAATAATAACAAATCTAAAATTGTAGTTAGTGAAAGTGGTGAACTTAAGGTTTATATCAAAAACGCGACCAGTGGATGGCAACGCCTATATACTGGCACTGAAATGGATAGTCGTTATCTCAATGCAGCCGATAACCTATCTGATTTGACTGATAAGACGGCAGCACAAACAAACTTAAACGTTTACAGTAAAGAAGCTGGAGACGCTCGTTATCTGAAAGCGACATCTAACCTGATTGATTTAACAGATAAAGCGGCAGCACGCACAAACTTAGGTTTAGGAAGTTCGGCAATTCTAAACACTGGTACAGCAGGTAATACAGTTGTAACCTTTAACAGTAATGGTACATGGTCCGGTACTCAAAACTTCTTATATGCAAACTTTAAAAGTACAGCAGCTACACCACTTAAAATTGAAAGTGCAAACCCAACTATTATGTTTGCCGAAACAGATGCAGGTAGTACACAGTATGTAATGGTTAATGACAAAACATCATTCCGTATCCATGAAACTAATACAGGTGGTCCGAACGTTTTTGATTATGACAGTGCACGTAAGAATGTAAAAATGCCAGAATTGATATTGACTAAAGCTCTTGCAATTAGTGAAGGTGGTACACGGTGCAACAAATAGCGAAGGTGCACGTAAAAACATTTCTGCTTTTTATGAGAACCGCAACTCTATCGGTACTGAAACTAATCTAAATGATATTACAGGTCTACAAAGTGGTTTGTATTTTCAAGTATATTCAGCACAGGCAACTACTGCAAAGAATTACCCAACTAATCAGGCTGGTTGTTTGCAGGTATTCCAGACGGCAGCGGGATCTATTGATGGGTGTGTACAGGTATATCGTGCATTTAATACACCTCGTGCATGGACTCGTACTTTGACAAGTGGTACATGGTCTAATTGGGTAGAAGACTTTACATCTCAATCAATTATTGGTTTAGGTAATGGGCGGTACTGGAAGTAATACAGTAGCTGGTGCGAAAACTAATTTACAGATTAACCGTTTAACGCAAGGTGCATCATATACCGATTTAATGAGCAACAATAATACAACACGTTTACGTATTCAAGATAATAACGTGTGGGGTGGTAGTGACGGTACTAATTGGATTGCATTAGGTGTAGCACAGGGCGGTACACGGTGCATTAAATGCCGCCGACGCTCGCACTAATTTAGGATTGGGTACTGGTCAGGCTGTAACCTTTAATGGTCTAACTACTACTGGTAGTGGTATGTTTGCACGTGGTGCAAGCTCAATTGGTGCAACTATTACATCACAATCTTTAGATCCTGTAACTAGTGATGTAGTAGGTCAGGCAGAATTTAGATCGGATAATGCTGGTACTGTACAAATTATTAACCGTGCAGTAAACGGTACAACTGATACACAATTCTACAACTTTAACCGCGACGGCACATTTAGTGCACCACAAGGTTATGTAACTGGTACTGGTAATGATTGGGGTGGACAAACTGGTATTATTAACCGTTCACGCTTTATTGCTGGTTCAGTAAATGGCCCAGATGCAGCAAATAGTATGGTTTATGGTGGTATTCATGTAGGCTTTAGTGGTAATTACGGATTCCAAATTGCAGGTCGTAATGGTAAAACATATACTCGCAGTATTGAGGGTGGTACTCATGGTAACTGGATTAAACTATTAAATCCTGGTGATTATGGATTGGGTAGTACTGATACTACAATCTATCCAACTAATAGTGCTTCACAGTTTATCAGTGATTCAAATGCTACTAATGGCTGGACTCCTTCAAATGGTGCAGGTATTCAAAGTTCATACGGTATTGCACGCATGGCCCAAATTTGGGTAGATAATTCTGGTCGTTTATGTAGTCGTTTTAATACAACAACTACACCACAAGCGACAAACGAAGCTGTTCCCTGGTTGAAAGTCGCTGTTACTAATGGTGTTAATGATTTCACTGATACAACTACATTTACTGGTAAGATTTCAAACAGTGCCGCTAAACCATTTAATATTAGTTCGAATAATCCAACCTTACAGTTTACCGAAGAAGATTTAGATTCTAAATATCTCTTTGTAGCTGATGGTGGTAACTTCCGTTTGAATTTAGATAATACTGGTGCTGGGCGTGTATTTGAATATACAAGAACGAATAACCTATTAACATTTAGCCCTAATGTAACATTCACAGGTACACCAACTTTCAATTATCGTATTAAATCAGATAGTGGTATTGATTGTACAGGTAATATAGATATAACACGTGATACATATGTTAGTTTGTCATTAACAACTACAGCTAAAGGTGATGCTACCGTTGGTACACGTAACGTATTCGAAGTATCCCCCGATGGTACTTTATATGTAGCACGTCGCAATAACGCTAACAGTACCGGACAATGGATTATTAACTTCCCTTCAAGTGGTGGTACATTGGCATTAGCTGGTACGTCTGATATGCATTTTAAACGTGACATTTCTGATTTTGACGGAATGGAATCTTTAAATAATATCCGTCAGTTTAACCCAGTTAATTTCGTATATACTGATGATAATCAAAATCGTATACGTCGCGGTATTATTGCACAGCAAATTGAACAGATTGATCCGCAATATGTTAAACATACATTTGAACAAAGCCCAGATGAGTTTGATGATGAGGGTAATCCCGTAATTCGTGAGCGTTGCATTTTAGATAATAACGTTATCATGATGGATAGTGTTATTGCTATTAAAGTGTTAGCAGATAAAAACGAAACATTAGAACAAGAAGTAGAAGTACTGAAAACTCAGCTATTAGATCAACAACGTCAAATTGATGAACTAATTGGCGTAGTACAAAGTCTCTTACCTAAAGAATAAATAAATATACACGGGTACAGATTGTACCCGTACTCTAACTTAAATTATATAAGGAAAACAAAAATGGCTTTTCAAAACATTTTTTCAGGTGCGAATCTTTCCGTGGAAGTAGGTTCCTACGAAATCGATAGTGTAACTGGCAAAGTAAAAATCCCAACCGATTTTAAAGAAGTACCGCACATTGCTTCGTTTCCACAAGTAGGTTTCGAAAGTACTATTATTGATGTGGTAGTATACAATTCTGCTTATAACGAGAAGTTGCTAGGCACGAAATCTGTTCCAGCAATTACTATGAATATTAACTATATTCCAAGTGACCCCATCCATCAAAAGCTACTTGCTCTTGCCGATTCACAAAAGCGTGCAGTGTTTAAAGTATCTTACTTTGATGATCCCGAGCATACGAATGGTTATTATGAAACCTATGTAGCTTTCGTATCAAGTACTTCTACAAATGGCGATAAGGATCAAGCAGTTACCCGTGACATCGTGTTAGCAGTTACTGGCGGTTCTATCGATTCTGGTATTACTACTGGCGTATAAATAATACGAGGGGATATATACTTATCCCCATTTTTAACTAATAAGGATTAATAAAATGAATTTAGAACAATTGAAAAAAGCACTACTACCAAAAATGCATAAAATTGATTTTCTAGGGAATGATTTGTACATTCATCGCCCAACAATTAAAGATACACCCACCTGTACTTCCATTGAAGCTACTTTGATTAAATGTGTAAAGAATGAAAAAGGCGAACCAGTTTTTACAGATGATGAAAATGCACAGGATTTAATTTTAGTTAATGATATTGATAAAGTTTATGCCGAAGAATTGTTTACTAAAATCGTTAACCTTATGGATGATAATAAAGACGAAGTAGAAAACGTCGAAAAAAAATAAGAGCGAATCCACGGATTGCGTTTTACATTAAAGATGATACATAAACGCGGCCTTTCTCTTGAAGACTTAAATAATATCGAACCAGAACTATTAGATGCATTATATGTATATGATACACTTATTGAACCTAATGGACCTAAAATCGAAATGTTAAAACATGCAAACCTACTTTATAGTATATATATGACATCTCAAAATATGACTAAAGAAGGACGTAAAAAGTTAAATATTAATGACTTCGATTTTCTCGATATTTTAGGTGATGATTCGCTCACTTCTAAAGAGAAAGAAATTAAAAAACAGGAAGCCATTGCCGCCCAAAGTGCTGCAAATATAAAGAGCATGGGTGAAGCCATGAAAGCCCGTATATTAGCAAAACAAGGAAAAAAATTAAATGGCGAATAAAAAGAATGAAGTAGGTATTACACTTAATGCCGATACTACAGGTTTTAATAAAGGTATTACATCCGCCCAAGATAAACTCGATAATTTTAGTAAAAAAGCTGGTGGACCTCTTCGGAAGTGCCGCTAATGGAATATCTGATAGTCTAGGAAAACTAAGTGGTGGTTTTATTGGTATTGCTGGTGGTATTAGTATTGCAGCCACTGCTATTACTGGATTAGCATTGAACATTAATGATGCCGTTAAAGAATTGAATCAACTAAGTTCACAATCTGGTTTATCGGTAACTAGCATTCAACAATTAGATAAGGCTTTCCGTGACACTGGTTTAGGTATGGAAAAGTTACTTGATATTAATCAGGATGTAATGGATAAAATGGGCGATGCCGTAGTATCTGGTTCAGGTGAGTTTGCTGGTGTAATTAAAGATTTAGGTTTAGATATTAATGAGTATGCACAGTTTCTTAATAAACCAGATGGTGGTATTCAGGCAACTTTACACCTAATGGATGCAATGAAGAAAGCAAATTTAAGTACAGCAGAGCAAAAATTTGCATTAGAAGCAATTGCATCTGATGCATCTCGACTAAGTGGTGTTTATAATGAATTGGGTAGCAAACAATCCGTTATGAATAATATCAATGAACAAACTGTAGTAGTTACCGATGAAATGGCAAGAGAATATAAACGATTTGATGAAAATATTCTAAGTGCTACAGAGTCAGGTAGATCATTCTTATATGACTTTATGCATCCAATTGTTAGAGAAACAAATAATTTATGGGAATGGTGGAATAAAGGATGGTCGAATAGTGATTTTTTTAAATCGCTTAATGATTTGAACAAAAAAGGTATTTCACCAAGTGGTATGAGTACAAGCCAAATTGCAAGTTTAGGTAAGAATAGTGATGTATCACCACAGGGTAAAGCTAATGACAAAGTTGTATATCAATCAACTATAGATTCTTTTTTAGCCAAAAATAAAGAAGATGGAGAACGTAATTTTAAAAAATTACAAGAAAGCTCAGAGCGTCTCATTAAATTTAAAGATCTTGAAGCTGAAAAAATTAAGAAGCAACAAGAAGCAGCAGCTAAGAAAGCGGCAAGAGCGGCAGAAGCAGCGGCAAAAAAACATAATGAAGAATTATTGAAAGCCCAGGATAAATGGGAAAAGGCAATGAGTGAGTTGTCATCAAGTGAAGGTGAACTACGTCTAAAAACTTTTGACCGTCAGCAATTAGAATTACAAAAGAGTATTACCGAAAGTGGTAAAACACTCGGTAAAAGTACTGATATGATTAATGCTAAACTGGAAGAAGCAAGATCTAATGCCGCTCGTTTACGTAATGAAATGTTAAATGATATTATTGGTTATAGTGATCCTAATCAAGACTTACAAAAACTTACTGATAATATTAATGGTCAAAAATTAACAGACGATCAGAAAAAGTTTTTATTACAAGAACAGGATACCCGTCTACGTTTTGGTGCCGATGAAAACCCATTTGACCGTACTAATACTGATAAGTTATTAGAACAAAATCAGGAAAGAATGAATTATGAGTTACTCCTTAATGAGCAACTACTAGCAGGTACAGAAGATTTTGAAAAACGTAAAAATGAGATTATCGAAAAGTATGCATTAGAACGTATGAACATCGAAACGGCTAATACACAGGCCCAGTTATCTAATTTAGGTTCTCTTGCTAACAGTATTGGTAGTATCTTCGAAGGTGCAGCAGGTAAGCAGAATGCCGCATCACGTGCAATGTTTGCCGTAGCTAAAGGTTTTGCTATTGCACAATCAATCATTTCGATACAGCAAGGTATTGCCGAATGTATGAAATTAGGCTTCCCCGCAGCGATTCCACAAGCGGCAATGGTAGCGGCACAAGGTGCATCTATCCTCAGTACAATTCGTGGTACTAATCCAGTTGGTCAAGCCCACGAAGGGATTGAAGAAGTACCAGGATCATTAGGTAAAGATCGGAACCTGGATTTTACAAGCAGGTGAAAGGGTAGTTAGTCGTGGTCAGAATAAGCAGTTGCAACAATTCCTAGACAATCAAGATCGTGGAAGTAATGCAAGTGGCGAGATCACTATAAATGCACCACTAATCGTAAATGGTAACGTATCGGACGATGATCAAAAATTCCAAGAAATGTTACGCCGTCATGCACAGTCTGTAAATCAGGCGGTACGTGATGCACAAAAACGTAGTACTTAATCATTAAGCCATCCTATCGGGTGGCTTTTTTATATATAAATATACAATAGAATACATTAAGAGGTATTAAAATATGGCTATCACATTTTCAACGGGGATTAAACTAACTGATTTTACTTTAGTAGATAAATCTCCCCAGTACAGCAATAAGTCATGGACTGGTCAAATTATACAACGCAGTACGGGTGTTCAATATTACGAATTTAGTTTTGTACTTAACTTTAATAAAGATTTATATCCAGAGGTTAATAAATTCATTTCACTATATAAACAGGGCCGACCTTTTCAGATGAGTATGGGGCATTTCTCTAAGTATCTCGGTAAACAAACGGGAGCACTTGCCGTTAAATCAGCAGTATCAAAAGGTGTATATAAGTTTCAGACTACGGCAGCTAATAAACTTGAAGTTGGTACAATGATTCAGTTTGCTAACCATAAAAAACTATATTCAGTTATTGCCAATGACGGTACTACCGTTTCTATATTCCCTGCATTACAAGCTAATATACAAGCTAATGAAACTGTTAACTATAATGCATTAATTATCGAAGGTACATTATTACCCGATAATGATTATCAGGTTACAAGTACTAATATCATGCAAATACAATTTAAATGTCAGGAGGTCGTAAGATGAGTATTCCAAGTGGTGTATTCACTAATCCCGATTTATTAGAGTACTGGAATCTTACACGCGGTGGAAGTAAAACAAAACTCACGGTTACCGAATTATTATCATTGGGTATTCATGTTCGTTGTTTTGATATTTTACCTACTTCGATTGATCCCATTTTTTTCAATGATGGATTAAAAGATCTTAGTATTGGAGGTAAGAATTATGTTTCTTATCCCGACTTAATCACCGATAGTCTCCCTTCATTCAGTGAAGAGAAACAAATTGTAAATGGTTCGGTATCCTTTACAGTATCTAATGTAAATCAGTCTATATATATTCTTGCTACTGGTGGTGCATTCCGTGATGCAAAGGTAAACATCTATCTAACTATACTGAATCCTGCAAATGGAGAAGTTTTAGTACACGATTTAATGTTTAGTGGATTTATGGATTTTGTCGAAACTTCTATTAGTCCACTGGATGGAAAGAACGAATTAAAAATCAATCTTAATAGTGTATATAAAGCACTAGATGTACAAATGCGTACATTAGCAGCCAATTCTATCTACCAAAGCTATTTTCCCGGTGATAATTATACATCACTATTAGGTACTGTTAACTCAGGTCAAACATGGAGATACAAATAATGGATGTTTACGAAATATGTAAAAATGCAATAGAACAACCTTATCAGTACGGTCAAAATGACTGCAATATTTTAGTATTGAAAGTACTTGATTTACGTGCTGGTACTGACTGGTCTATTATTGCCGATTATGACAGTTTACTACGCGGTGTTAAACAACTGAATGAACTAGGTTTTGAAAGTACTCAAGATATTGTACTTCAATACTCAGATGAGGTTACACATCAAATTGATGGCGATATTTGGTTAAGTGAAGATAACCCCCTAAATATGGGAGTGGTTATCAGTAATCGTATGATTGGTATTGATATTGATGACGAAGAACATAAAGAATTTAAATTAATCCCATTACCAGAAAATGGGAAGTATTACAGAGTGAGGAAAATATAATGGGTGGTAAAGGTGGTGGTTTTTTCGGTGCACTAATAACGGCAGTTGCCGTATTTGCTTCCGTTTATTCTTTTGGTGTTGGTTATGCATTAATTGCAGGTATTGCCGCAGGTGCACTTTCTTTTGTTGCTTCTTCACAATTAGCAACTATTGGAAATACGCGGTTATGATGATGCTGCAACGAGTTTGAATAGAAGTACTTCCCCAGTTTCGCGGTATTCCTGTACTATTAGGTGGAGAATTACCGCATAAGAACGGTATTAATGGGGGAAGCTATATTCTATGTGGATCGATTATACCCTGGTACAATATTAAAAATGATAATAGTCAATATCTGTTTACCGAGCATTTGATTGCAATGGGCGGTACTGAAAAATATATAGAGCAATTATATATTGACGATGAACCAATTTTAGCAGCACCAATTACCGAAGATGGCAAAGTGCCGTCATGGAAGATTAAGCCAAAATATCAAGATTATATACAACTAGAATGTAGATTCCGGTGGTAATTATACTGGTTCTAAATCATTACCATTACAATATGCTGGTCCTAAATGGAATAACTCATTCCGTGGTGATGGGGTAGTATCTATCAGTACCGTAATTAAGAAAACACAAGAAAGTTTAGAAGAAAGCATTCTTATCAATGATAACTACGTTTTACAAGTAGAGATGAAAGGTTTGATTATTCGTGATTTAGCTGACCTTACTATGAAATGTTCATCTAACCCACCTTCACAGATTTATGAAGTTTTAACTAATAATATCTGGGGTATGGGGCTTGATCCGGCATTAATTGATTTAGATAGTTTCCGTACTATTGCACAGTACTGTAAAGATAACAATTATTATAGTAACGGTAACGTTTCATATAATGATTCATATAAGAAAACTATCGAAAGTATTTTACAGACTTTTGGCGGTTTTCTATATATCAATTCGGGAAAAATCCATTGTGGAGCCGAACGTAAAACATTACCAGTAATGACATTTAATGAATCTAATATTATTGGTGAAGTTAAAATTACTTCAAGTGGTGCAAATGATTATTGTAATACTATTGATGCAAAATATACTGCCGTTGGAAATAAGTACGGGAATGATGTAGTACGTTTCCCTTCCGATATTAAAAATGATCCTACTATTACTCGTGATGGTCGTGTCATTGCTCAGGCATTAGATTTTAGCTGGATTTATGATCAAAAGCAGCTTGCAACATTTGCAAACCGCGAATTACTTAAAATGAAGTACACGACTAATACAATCAGTTTCACTACTTCCGATGCCTGGAATCTCGAAATAATGGATTGTATTAATATCAGTCTTACCGAACCTGGGATCAATGAGAAATACCGAGTTATACAGAAAGATATTAGTACAAAGCAAGATTCAATGGGTATTATTACAGTAACTGCCGTAACGGCAAACGATGGTATCTATGACCGGAAAAGATCCTGGTATATGGTCCCCATCGGGATCAATCGAAAAGGTACTAACCGTCATTCCTCCAAAGAATCTTAATGTTACACGTTTGGGTACTGTTACAAGTGGTAACGTAGTACAAATGGAATGGGAAGCAAGTACCGATGGTTATCTTCGTGGTTATTATATCTACTATCGCAAGTCTGGTGTTGCAAACTGGACAATGGCGGGGCAAGTTCCCGTAGGTCAGTTAAGCTATAATCTGTATAGTCTAGATCCAAATCAAAACTATGATTTTCGGTGTCGCAGCTTATAACAATTTAGGTTTTGTTAGTCCAAAAGTAACGGTAGATGGTCTTGTACCAGAAGTTTCATTTGAATTGCCTTCAATTACGGGCCTACGTCTGGTCAATGGTAATTTAGGTGCATACGAAACTGATACAGGTGATTTTAATATTGCGTGGGATAGTCAGAAGAATATAATTGTTAAAGGACGTCCATTTAGTGAATATTTCAAATATTATATTGTTAATGTATATAATGGTGAAACATTACTTAAAACGTACTATACACAAAATACATCATTTGATTATACCTTTGCAATGAACGAAACAAAATGCCGTAAACCGACTATCGAAGTTATTGCACAAGGTTATAGTACAGGTATCCGTTCGCAACCAGTTTCTATTATCGTAGAAAACAAGCAATGTCGTATGCCTCTTAATGTTGGTGCTACTGGCGGTTTTGGTAATATCTTTGTATCGTGGAAAGAAAGTACCGAACGCGATTATGCAGGTGCAATTATTCAGGTCACAAGTGCACTTAATACACAAACTTTTATTTCAAATAAACCAGAGTTTGATAGTTTTGCTCTATCAGATGGCGAATATAAAGTTAAAGTTGCATTCTTTGATATTTTTGGTGTAGACGGTGTTACCTATTGCCCCGAATTTACAGTATCACTTAACAGTAAGTATGTGTTTACCGAAGAAGATGCAAACGCCATTAATGATGTACTGAATCTCGATAATCGTTTATCTCAGACATTGACCGATGCAATTAATACGGCGAATGGTTATGCGGATACTAAAGTAACGGCTTCAGAGAATCGACTTGATGATAAGATTGCCGTAAGTGAAGTAACCTTGTCTACACAAATTGCTACGGTTGACAAGGCGTTATCACAGAAGATAACTGCCGTCGAAAGTACAACCAATGAGAACAAGGCTAATATCACGACACTAACGCAGACTGTCACCGATAATAATAGTGCACAAACTACGGCGATTAACCAACTAAAATCAAGTACCGATAGTCAGTTTGCATCTGTATCTCAAGAGATGAGTACAAAGGCAAGTAAGGCATCTGTGAACGCCAGCTATACATTGTCAGTAAATGCAAATGGTACGGTTTCGGGCTTTAAATTAATTGCAGATGGTACTACTAATACATCGGCTGTCATATTTGCCGCGAACAAGTTTATCATAAGTGGGGCAGATACTGCCGTAGTGGGAGGCACAGCACCTTTTACAGTAGTAAACGGTACTACTTATATCAAGACTGCGATGATTCAGCAAGCCAGTATAGGCACGCGGTTATATCTCTGACGCAGCCATAACAAATTTGAAGTTGGCGAACCGGTTCCGTAAATACTATTAAAATCCAGGACCGGAACTATAACCACAGCGAAGATCGCCCAAACTATTAGTAGTACAAACTACGTAGCAAATAGTGCTGGGTGGATGATTGATAAGGGTGGTAGTGCACAATTTAATAACGTTATAGTTAGGGGTACAGTCTATGCATCTGGTGGTTCATTTACGGGGGCCATTACGGCAACCAGTGGTTCATTTAAAGGTACGGTAGAAGCCACCAGCTTCATCGGTGACGTTACGAATATGGGTATGGGTAAATCCTGGTCCTCATCTACGGCAGCTAATAACTGGACAGGTACACAAACTGTAACTTATAAGGATGCAGGATCACTAACCAACAAGAAATCGGTAGCAGTGTTTATATCTGGCTTTTGTTCTTTCCAATCATCTAACAGTGTGAAAATAGCAACTGTAAAGATGGTTTGTAATGGTCAAACAATCGAGCGTAATTACTATAATAGCACAGCTACATCTCTCGAATTTTTTGATGTATTTGGATTCCAGAACGTAACAGCTAACAGTGTGGCATGTCAAATTACGGTATCATTAAGTAGTTTGCTAAGTAAGTTCGAAATCCGTGCACCTATTATGTTAATTACTCGCGGTACTGGTACTTTTAGTGTAGCCTAAATAATAATGCGGATACTTTATCCGCATTATAATAATATGGAAATAATAATAAATGATTAGTTATACATTCGTAGGTGCACTAGCTACACTTTTTACATGTTTTATACGTCATACTACAACCCGTCGCCGCGAAGCTGTTAATCTTGAAGGAAGGATCAAACAACTTGAAGTTAAGGTAGAACAGTTTGAGAAAAAACATGAAAATCTGGAAGATGATATTGATGATTTATTTCGTCTTACAGAAGAGTTACGCGATATTAAACAGGATCTTAAAAAGATTCTATCTAAACTATAATAAAAAAGGGAAACCATTATGGCTTCCCTTTTTCTTATTTGTGAGTTAGATCATTAATCATTTGTTTAACACGGTTAGGTGTCTGACCGATACCATAAACTATTTTTACATTCAGCTACTGCAACAGGATATTTTTTGTCTTTAAGTGCCTGTAACATATTTTTGAATTTCTTTACACCAGCCAAACCCAATTGAAAAACCATAATGATTAAAAATTCATTCCAGTCATCTGGTAAATCAATTTTTAGACTCTTCACACCTTTTTGTGCAATAGCAATATCTTTTGCAAGTAGTTTATCTGCTTCTTCTTCTGTTAGTCCACATGGGAATGATTCACCTGGTAGCACCAAATGACCATAACCAATTGTAGGATTCCCCAAATGATCTTTATATATATGGAATCTTCCATAACGGAAAGTACCGGATACTAGATTGATATTTTTTACTACCTTCGTAATCCTTAAGTTTTTGTTCAAGTGTCATATAAATACCTATAGTAGTTTAACTAATTTAAGGTATTTATCATGAAAGAATGGCAATTTAATAATCCCTACACATGGGAAGAAAAAGATATTACATCTGGACAGTACAATTCATTTGTATATATCATTCGATTTGAAACGGGTGAATCCTACATCCGGTATGAAAAATATCTATAAGAATCTCAAAGATATTAATAAACTAAAAAATCATAAAGAAAGCGACTGGCGAGAATATACATCCTCATCTAAGACAGTAAATGATATGATTGATTGCGGTGTCGAGTATGAGAAGTATATCCTATGGTGTTTTGAAACTACTAACGAAGCGGCAATAGTCGAAAGTGCATTAATTTATATATTTGGACTAAAGCCCGATAATCTCAATAAAGCCGTCATGAGCAAAACCAGACTACCTAAAGATGGTCGAAAATTATTTAAGATCCTTCAAACATTAATAGAGGAATTATCATGAGTAATAATATCAATTATAAAATTGAAAATATAAAAGGTGTAAAAACATACATTAATAAAAGTGCACAAAACGTATATAATGATTTTCGTAATGAAATATGGGAACGTATGAAAAAGGTACAATTAGAAATACAAAATGAAATCGCTTTATCTGCTGATGGTGGTGTAGTTCCTTTCACTCGTAATTCATTCGTGACATTCTTTAAACGTACTCCAACGGGAATTAATGTTACTATTAAGTTGAAGGATTTACATGTAAATGCAGGGTATATGTATAATGCATTAGTACAGGATAATCCGTACAAAGGTTTTGTACCAACGTCAAATGCACGATTAACTAAACAGCGGTAATATTACGGGATTTAATGCTAATTTAAAAAGTGGTAAATACAAAGTAGTCGAAAGCGGCGGCATTAAGAGAGTTATAGATACTACTAGAAATGGTAAGTTTAAAGATAAGCGAGTAATTGCAACTGCTACTACTCATAGTCGTAAGATTGTATATGACTTTTACAAAGAGGCTGATACGAAACTATTAAAAATTATTAATCAACTAAAAGGTTCTTATAGTATAAAGGAAACAAGATGAATAATGAACAACCGCACTATAGCCAGGATAAAGTAGATGAAATTGATATGAATGGTGAAAAACCATTTTATAACAGTTTGCCATATACGCGTAGTTATATCACTAATAAGAAGATCAAAAAGGAAATTAAATCATATCCAGATTTACAATCTTTTATGACTATTGGTTATCTATCGGATAAGCAATTCAAAAACGGTACTATCCTACCGTGGACTATTGGCGTTTTTACTACAAACGTTATTGTACTTGATAAAGTAAAGGCTTTCATTAAAGGTCAGAATGTTTGGCTTTATACTGTAGGGATTTTCGAATAAGGAAATCTCATTATGATTGAAATGCTCAAACAATTAGTAGTACAAAGTCTACAATATTTTATCACTAAAAAAATTGATAAAGAACTAAGTAAAGATGAGGATAACAAAGATGAAAAAACTCGTTAA